TCGGCCAACTCCACAACGGTTGACAAGTACGTCATCTACAACTACCTCGAGAAAATCTGGTACTACGGCACTATGGAGCGCACGGCTTGGCTTGACTCTGGTTTGCAGTCATATCCTATTGCGGCTAAGTACACCAGCGCTACAACTTCAGGCAACCTACTTAACCACGAGACAGGCTTGAACGATGATACAACTGGAACACCTGCGGCAATCGACGCTTACATTTCATCCTCAGAGTTTGACATTGGCGACGGACACAATTTTGGTTTTGTGTGGCGTGTCCTTCCTGATCTGACCTTTGAAAATGCCGAGGCTGCGCCCAATGGCGACCCTGCCACGGTGACGATGACGTTGTATGGTTTGGCTAATTCAGGCTCCGGTGTGACAAGTTCAGCCGCCCAGCCCGTGGCCAAGAGCAATACGTACGTGATTACAGAGCAGTTCACTGGCATGATTTTCACGCGCATGCGCGGTCGCCAAATGATCTTTAAGATTGGCTCCAACCAGCTAAATACGGCTTGGCAACTGGGCGCACCACGTATTGATATTCGTCCTGACGGCAGGCGCTGATGTCCAAGAACAGGATTATTACCCCTGCACCACCCAACTTACCATTGGGCACGGATACGTACGAGCGCCGGTATCAGGATCAGTTTACTAACGTTTTGCGTTTGTATTTCAACCAACTCCAGAATGCGTTTGGGGAATTGTTTGGCCCAGATGGTGGCAAATACATTGCGTTCCCTCACATTGCTGCATCGGATAACGCGGTTCAGTATGCGACAGCGGCTAATACGCCAACCATAGTTCAGTGGAGTTCGTTAGATGCGGGTACTGGGTTTAAGTTAAATTCAGATAACACAGCCACGGCGCAGGTTCCGGGCATCTACAAAATAACTTACAGCCTTCAGTTTGCCAACAACGACAACGCCATTCATGATGCTATTGTTTGGTTGCGTATAGATGGCTCCACATCCGCTGCCGACGTGCCAAATTCAACAACTGTTTTTACCCTACAGGCCCGCAAAAGTGCGTTGCTCCCAAACTTTGTTTGCGGCTATTCCGAAGTCGTGTTTACTTTGAAAGCAGGAAATACTGTAGGTTTGTGGTGGGGCACAGATCAGGCCGCTACGTCTGGCGGGGCAACGGGGATATACATTGACTACCGTGCAGCCCAAACAAGCCCTATGGCGTACCCCGCAGTTCCATCAGCAATCGGGTCAATAACATTTGTCTCTGCGCTACCAACATGATATTATCAAACAACCCCCATTTTGAGAGGCAAAAATGAGCCTGCATAAGTTTGCCGAACAGGTAGCCGCACAAGGTCGCGGCGACGACTCTTTACTAGTACATATGACGCCGGACGAAGTCCGTAAGCTTCAACAGTTTGCCGAAGCAAACGGTACAACGCTGACCATCAACCCTGAGACTGGTTTGCCCGAAGCTGGGTTTTTGTCTGATCTGTTTAAGTCTATTGCCCCGATTGCGCTTGGCGCGTTCTTAGGCCCGGCGGGTGCGGCTTTTGGTGGCGGTTTGATGTCGGCAGGTATGGCAGGTCTTACTGTTGGCGGAATTACTACTTTAGCTACCGGCAGTTTGTCTCGCGGACTCATGGCCGGATTGGGTGCTTATGGTGGCGCGGGTCTTGCTGACAGCTTTATGAATGCAGGCACAAGCGCTTTAGGCGGCGCTGGCGCAGAGGCTGCGCTACAAGCTCCTTCCGTGGACTCGTTTGTTGGTAATGCAGAAGGCATGACTTCGGGTGATGCGTTTAATAATTTTCTAAAAAGCGATGCCAATCCCGCAGTTGCGGGTAAATCAAATGTGTTTGGCGCCGGTGCTAAAGCTGTGATGGCAGACCCTATGGCTTTTGCCAAAAATAACCTAGGCAATCTTGCTTACGCCGCTGCACCGATTGCAGCAGGCATGATGGTGCCTACGACTACAAAACTGCCCGATCCCAGAAGTACTGGGAACATTCGGCAAATGGCTTTTAATATCAATCCAGATACAGGTAGACCCGACCCTCTGTACGGTATGCGCGAGATGGCGCCTATCAAAGCCAGTGAGTTTGGGAACAAAACATTCCAAGGTCAGCGCGATCTGTTCTACCGACAGAATCCAAACCCGTATGAACTTGGCGTAGGTTCTTTGAACCAGCCCCCGCAACAACAAGCAACTCCTATGGCTTCGGGCGGTATTGTGGCTTTGGCTGGTGGTGGCGATGTTGTGCGTATGGCAGGCGGCACGCCCCCAGCTATGTTAAGTGATGAGGCTCTGTACCAAAAGACAGGTAGTTGGGAAGCTGCCGCCGCCGCACGAGATGCGCAAAACAATGCACTAAATGCGTATAACTGGAATCAAGCACAACAAGCTAAAGTTCCAGAGTTGATTAACCAATCAATGAATAATGCAACTTCTACGCAAAATGCATTGATTAAAGCCAGTGACTACGTGAATACTGCGGCTACTCCAACGACAACAACAGAGCAGTTTATCTCCGGCGCTAATACGGCAGGTATCGGTTTGACGCAACCTCTACAAACAGCTTTGGCCAACTCAGGTCTTTCTGCCGCTGCTCAGTACGCGCTTACTCATGCAGACATTGGTTCCCCGCTTAACGCTGAAGAGACTTATGGCGGCCTAAAAGGTCTGAGCAGTAACATCAACTACATTAGTAGCGGTATGCAAGATTTAATAAGCCAAGGCAAGTTGACAGGCCAAAATGCCAGAGAACAAGCATTGACAGAAATGAATAAGTACGGCATCAACGAAGCCGACATCATGCGTGCTACAGGCAAAACGTTAAAAGAGTTGTTCCCCGATACGGTAACAAAGCCTCCACCACCACAGCCACCACCGCTGCCCGAACCTCCTGTAGTACTGCCTCCTGTTGTAAACCCAACACCAGATCCGTTTACAAGCGTGATTCCCGGAGGCTTCTACGGCAACGCAACTAACCCCGGCGACATTACGACCAATAAAGACGGCACAGTTACTGTACACCCAAATATTCCGTACCGTCCCGCTGGCGGTTTCTCCGGCATAGAAGAAGTTAGTAACGCCTACACCAAGGGTGGCGGTAGTTTGGGATACAAAGCCGCAGTGCCTAAAACTCCGGCTGAACATAATGCGCTGTATAACAAACAGACTGACGACTCGTTGGACGCATACAACTATCTCATGGGCAAGGGTAAAAATTTAACACAGCGTAAAGCAGAAACAAGAGATAGACCTGTGATGGCGCGGTACGACGAAGCTGTGTTGGGTAGAAAGATTCCAAGACTGGGATCTAAAACAACAAACAAAACCACAACGGTTGTAGGAGTACCCGGTAACCCGCAATCTTACTTTGATGAAAAAGCATACCTTGCGGCCAATCCTGATGTTGCAGAAGAGATAAGAACCGGCAAGTCCGTATCAGGTCAGCCTACCCTGTTTAAGTCTGGCTACGAGCACTATTTGATGTACGGCAAAGCAGGCGGGCGTCCATTCACTGGCGATTATGAAGGCTACACAACTGCCGCAGCTTTGGCTGATGCTGCTAATGCAAGCGGTGGCGGTGATGCTAGTGATGGCGGTGGAGGTGGCGGTGGTTCCGGCCCCGGAGGTGTTGGTGGTGCCGGTGGCCCTGCGTCTACGTCAGCGGCAGCCCCGGGGGACTTTGCCCATGGGGGGTCTGTTCACCGTATGCCCGGCTACGCCATGGGTGGCGGTCTTGGCTCTTTGGGTTCCTACTCTGATGGTGGCCGCTTACTCAAAGGCCCCGGAGACGGTGTGTCTGACAGCATCCCTGCAACGATTGGGCGCAAGCAACAGCCCGCACGCCTTGCCGATGGTGAGTTTGTAATCCCTGCACGCATCGTGTCTGAGTTGGGCAACGGCTCAACAGAGGCAGGCGCTAAGAAACTCTACGCCATGATGGATCGTGTACAACGTGCACGGGGTAAGACCACAGGCAAAAACAAAGTAGCGGCCAACAGCCGCGCTGATAAATATCTTCCCGCTTAAGGAATAGATCATGGCCGCACCAGCACCAACACAGTACACACAACAGTCAATAGGCTTCGCAGACCAAATTGCCCCCTATGCAGAAAAACTGCTAGGCACCGCAGAGCTTTACACTGATCTCGAGGAAAACCCGTATCAGCAGTACATGCGGGATCGTCAGGCGCAGTTCACGCCTTTGCAACAACAGTCCTTTGAGAACGCAGGGCTCATGCAGACCGCCCCTCAACTGGGGGATGCCACCGCTATGGCGGGTATGGCAGGTCTTGGCGCACTTAATACTCAGTACACGTTTAACCCATACCAAGCACAACAGTTCACTGGCAACAACGTCCAAGCATACATGTCTCCCTACATGCAAAATGTGGTGGAGCGCCAGCAACAGGATGCACAGCGGCAATCTCAAATTGCCGGACAAGCACAGCAAGCACAAGCTGCTCGTAGCGGTGCATTTGGTGGCAGTGGTGACTATCTTATGCGCGGTCAAGCCGCAGGTAATTTAGCTCGTCAAAAGGGCGACATCCAAGCCAAAGGACTACAAGACGCTTACGCACAAGCCATGGGGCAGTTCAACCAATCCCAAGCGCAGAACTTAGCAGGTCAACAACTTAATGCTCAGCAGCAACAGTTTGGCGCTGGTCTTGGACTTCAAGGTTTGCAGACAGCCATGACAGGCGCTAAGTCTTTGGCTGATATTGGACAGACACAGTACGGCCAGAATATTGGTCTCTTAGATGTTCAAAATCGTTTTGGTGCTCAGCAACAACAGCAAGTTCAAAACGCCTTGAACACAGAGTATCAAGACTTCCTGAACTATCAGAACCAGCCATACAAGCAGATGGGCTTCATGTCTGACATGATCCGTGGTTTGCCTATGTCGCAGCTATCTTCTACGATGTACCAACAACCTCCATCAATGATTCAACAAGTAGCAGGTCTGGGTATTACTGGTAAAGCTTTGGGTGCGTTTGCTGAAGGCGGTTCGGTTAACGACCGCCCCGCTGGTCTGGCAGACTTGGCTATCTATAACATGGCATAAGAGGTGAACATGCTTCAAACACAAAACCCTTACAGCCGTGAACGTATTGATGCTTTGACCACTATGCTGGCGGGCATGGATGCCCGAGGACG